AGTTCAATCTTTGCTCTTTCAATTCTATTTCTTGCACGACCAACTTTTTCTTGATCATCTGCAAGTTCAAAGCTAAGCATTGTGCGATCTGTAATATCAAAACGATATCCAAGACCAACAACATTTTCTACCTTAGCATCAATAGCAGCATGGTTAGCAAAGTTTGTATCATAGAAATTAGCCAATTCATACATGTTGTATGGTGGTGTGATTACATCAAATAGACCATATCCATTTCTGTATACTGTTCCAGGATTAATAGCTTTAGATCCAGAGTCTTGTCCGTAAGGAGTTGCATTTGCAGCATCAAGATATGCAGGGTTTTCTGTGGCTACCGCTTTATTTAAATTTCTTGCTGCTCTTCTTTTAAAGTTATTATCTATTCCAGAAAAATTCTTAAGATCTTCCCATGATTTATTAAATGGGTCATGTGATGAAAAAAGATTATCTTTTTCTGGCTGTGTATTTAAACTAGCCTGAATGTAATCAAACTCAGCCATTTTCGTAGGCGTCCCTTCCGTGTGTCTTTAATGTCTGCTGTGCAGCGTGAATAGCACCTAGATCATTCATTGATGGAATCATTCCATTCATAAATCTATCCATTTGTTCTGTATGCTCTTCTTCACTAATTCTTGTAAGGCCTGGAACAAATACCGCTTCTCCATCGCCTTCATCACCGTAATATTTTGCTGCCTGCTTGAGCTCTGTAATCTTTGTAATATCTCCACGAACTGCAGGTATATTTAAAATATTACCTTCTCCATCTGTAAACCATTTGCCATTAGATTTTTTATAGACGTATAGTCCCCAATTATATTTTTTTTCAATAACCTGACGACGGACATTTTTGACAATAGGTTCGCCAGTTTTTGGGTTTACGAAAGGATTTATATTATTGCTCATAACCATAAGTATACCAGATTGTAGTAATTCAGTACTTAATTATACCAAATTATACAATTTTTAACTCACAGCTGTCCGTTGTACAGTAGCTTTCGCCAAGAGCCTCAAGATTATCTATTCCATCATAAACGGCAGACCAATCAATTTTCTTAATCTGACCAATATAGGAATTATATTCATCCTTAGTAATCTGGGTATATGGCTGTTGTGGATATGTCATATTTCCCATAGGAAGGAATGAGACTGCTTTTAGCTGCCCTTCGTACATATGCAGGGCTGGGGCAACATGCTTAGTCTCTGTATCCTTATCAAATGAAAGGGTAACAGAAACACCATTATCAGACCAATACTTCTGAGTTGTAGCAGCAAGACCAATTTTTTCAAATAGAGATACATCCTTTTCAGAACGTGGATGTCCTGAATGAACTGGGAAGTAAACTACTGTTGTATTAGCAGATACTAGATCTGGTTCCATCTTATACCCCGCTGCTTTAAACAAATGAATCATTGGATCTTGATTACCAAAGCGAATTGCACGAAGGAAGAAGTTTCCTCCTGGACCCCAGTGAACACCTGGAGTTGCACCTGACAAGAGTGAAACAGATCCTGAAGGCTTTACAGTTGTGACACGAATTGATTCACGAACACATAGCCACTCTGAGTATGTATGATCATATTTACGAATTGTCTTGTATCCTTCATCCATCCATTCACGAACAATTGGCAAACCATTCTTATCAGCAAATGATGCAATGCCAGTTAGAGATGTTCCAATACGACGATTACGCTGCATAATACCGTTTGTGATTTGCCAGTGTGTAGGAACAAGCGTTACAGTTTTTCCATACAAATAGGCAAACTTCAAAGTGCGTAAAAAATCTTCTTTGCTTTCATGACGATTCAAGTGAACCTCTACAAGTGTGCAAAGCTCATATGACTCTAGTGGTTGCTCAGCGCATGGATTAAAGCCCATTACACGATAATCTTTGCTGTCTGCAGGATCTGCAAGGCGACCAAAATTACGAGCAACATCAAGCCAAATAAATCCTGGTTCTCCATTATTTGCAATTAAATCTACATAATCTTCATACTTAGTTCCAACAGAAGCAGAGATAGAGTTATTACTCATCCATGCCCACCCTGGATTTTCTGGATCAAAAGAGTTTCTATCTGGAAATACTTCTGAATTCTTTAAATTAATAAAATCTTTATCTTCTGGCAAACCAAGTGCAAGAGTTGCAGAACGACGAACATTACCAGCAACAACACATGTACCAATAAGATTTACAATATCTACAATTGCACGAGAGTCAAGAGTTTCTCCTGATCTACCACCTATTACAATACGCAAAGTATCATGTAGTTTGATTAGTGGTGCTGGACCTGAAGCGGTACCACCAAAACCTTTAATAGGTGCACCAAGTGGTCTAATCTTAGAATAATCAAATACTATTTTTGCTTGTCCAGGTTTTAGATAAGAGTTCAAAAGAAGTCTTACAGATTCTACCCAACCTTCACGAGTATCTGGAATTTCATATACAATTTCTTCTTTTAGATTAGGATATATCTCAAGATTTTTTTCTTGTCCAAGAGTATCAAATCCTACTCCTACCCCCAGCATAAGGGCATCCATAACCCAGCCAAAAAGGGCTCCAGGATCGTTTCTATCAATGTCCCTAGTAGAAACCATAGCGCAGTTCTGCAAGGCTGCTGAATTGCGTCTCTCCATCGTCATAGGGGTACCAAAAGCCCATAGTCCACGTCCTGGTGGAGTCCACTTCAAATTGAACATTCTATCATATGCTTCTTGAGCAGATTTTTGTGCTTTATTATCATTCCAAGGTAGTCTATTTTCCTTAGCATGATTTTTTTGTACTGAGTACATTCCTTCAATTACCCGCTTGCAAACCTCATGCCAGCGTTCTTTGGTACCGTCCTCTTTAACACGAGAATATGTACGAATAAATGTTATCTCTCCTAGAGAATTGCCACCTGCGTCAGTAAAGCCAAAAGGAGGCTCAACATTCTTATATTTATTTACAAAATCTTCCAAAAGACGAAATGAAAAAACATCTGACATTTTATATAAACCCTTCTAAAAATATTATGAGAGCTTTGAATTTTACAAAGCTCTCTTAGTATAGCATAGGTTTAAAAATATAAATTATTTTATTATGCTGCGTATCTAATTATAACTACGCCTGATCCACCTGAGCCGCCAATAGTATTTCCTGGATTTGAAGAACCTCCGCCTCCGCCTCCGCCAGTATTATCTGCTGCTGAAAATCCTCCATTAGATTGATTTCCTCCTGTAGCTCCTCCACCTAATCCACCATTACCGCTTGCGTTTATAGCGCCTCCGCCTCCGCCTCCAGCATAGTAAATTGACATACCTGAAATTGATGAAGCGACACCTATTCCACCATCACCAGCACGGTTAGATCCCCAAGCATTAAGTCCAGGGCCACCAGCTCCTCCGCCTCCGCCTCCAGCTCCATTATTATCGTTTGAATATGTCCAACCACCTCCTCCATTGTAGCCTTCGTTAGCAGTTCCTGTAGCACCATTACCTGATGATCCTTCTGAATAACCACCAACACCTACTCCTGCTCCACCTCCGCTACCACCAGATTCAGTAGAACTTCCAAACTGTGATCCTCTACCACCACCTGTTGTAGAAATAGTTGTAAATCCGCTACCAGCAATAGAAGATGGTGTACCACTAGAACCTGGTCCAGATTGTCCCTGACCACCAGAACCGCCTCCTCCTACTGTAATTGTATAATTAACACCACTATTAAAATTTATTTTAGATTGTGCGCTTGCTCCACCACCTGATGTTCCTGCTGATGTACGAAGACCTCCAGCACCTCCACCACCACCTTTAGCATTGCTAGAATAACCGCCTCCGCCGCCACCGCCTCCAGCAACAACTAAAAAGTCTGCATTTGAAATTGATTGTGTTGGTGTGAATGTTCCAAATGTATTAAAAGTATGTATCCAATTTGTACCATCAAAACTTATATTTCCACCAGTTGCTTTTGGTGATTGTGGTGCCATTGGATAACGAATAATAACTAAACCTGAACCTCCAGTGCCTCCAGAAGGTATGCTGTTGTTATTATAAGAGTTACCTCCTCCACCTCCACCAGTATTATTGGTTCCAGGAGATCCAGCAGATCCAGCAGGACCACCGTTTCCTCCACCACCTAATCCTCCAGCACCGTTAGAAACATTTCTACCTGGGCTATTTGTAGATCCTCCTCCACCACCGCCACCTGCATAATATCCTGAAACACCTGTATTTGTTGCACTTGCCCAAGAACTAAAAGCATTTGTACCTATACCACCATTACCTGAGCCAGTGCCAACACCAGAATCTTGACCTCTTACTCCAACTCCGCCTGCTCCACCACCACCACCTGAGCCATAGTAGCCGTCACCATAAGGACGAGGATTATTGTTACCACCTGTTCCACCACTACTTCCTTGTCCTGCCGCACCTGCTCCTTTAAATCCATCATCGTAATAATTTCCACCACCGCCAGAACCTCCATTCTGACGTGTTCGGCCTCCACCTACGGCTGCTACTAAAGATAATGCACCACCAGTAATGTTTGAATTTACTCCATTAGATCCTACTGGACCACCACCACCTACTGTAACAGTATAGTTTGTACCATTAGCAAATGTTAATCCCTGTAGAGTTGGAACTACTCCTCCAGCACCACCACCTCCACCAAAGTCATTACTACTTGGAGATTGTTCTCCAGAACCTCCACCAGCTATAACAAGAGCTTGTGCATAATTAATTGTAGTATTTGGTGTAAATGTTCCATTTGCTGTAAATGTATGGTAATAGAAAGTTCCATCATTAGTTAAAGTTCCTCCAGTTGCTTGTATTGCTGTTGGAGTAGCGCTGTTACTTGCAGAAGATGCTAAGGATGTTCCGTTAGCGTTTGTTGCTGTAACAGTAAATGTATAAGCTGTTCCGTTAGTTAGTCCTGTTACAGAAATTGGTGACGAAGCTCCAGATGCCGTAATATTTCCTGGAGATGACGTAACAGTGTATGCTGTTATTGCAGATCCACCTGTACCGTTTGCTGTAAATGTAACAGATGCCTGTGCATTTCCAGCAGTTGCAGTCCCAATAGTTGGTGCTTGTGGAATAGTAGTTGCAGTTACAGCTGCTGAAGCAGCAGATGCTGCAGATGTTCCCAAAGGACCTGTAGCAGTTACTGTATATGTATAAGATGTATTAGATTGCAAACCTGTAATAGTTATAGGAGATGAAGATGCTGTTCCTGTATACCCGCCAGGTGACGAAGTTACAGTAAATGATGTTGCTTTTCCAGCAGAAGTATTTGGAGAAAATGTTATATATGCTTGACCACTATTATATGGACGAGATGTACCTTGATTTGTAGCAACAACAGATGTAGGGATTCCTGGGGCGGTATTTGGAAGCCACCATCCTGCATCATATACTTCTAATGTTGATGTTTCAGTATTATAATGTAAATCACCATTAATAGGAGATGAAGGTCTTTCTGATGTACCGCCTTTTGAAGTGGTAGTCTTAGAAGACTTTCTTATTGGCATTTCTTCTCCTTGTTTATAATTGTATTATATCAAAATTTAATTTATACAGGATAACGAATAATTACTATTCCGCTACCACCGTTACCTGCAAAACCAGCTTGTCCATCTCCACCACCGCCACCACCTGTATTAGCAGTT